CCCAGTCAAGGATGGAGTTCAGGACCCACAGCACTGTGGTTGGCCACTTCACATCAGCACACCACACTTTATATATTAGGGTTTGATTATGTGGGCACTGCAGAGGGCAAACTCAACAACCTTTATGGCAGCACACGCAACTACCGCAACAACACAGATCCAGCCACATATCATGGCAATTGGCAGCGTCAAACCGGCATTGTGATACAGAAAAACCCCAAAAACCAATACATTAGGGTGGTGCCAGACAGTGGAGCAGGTTATCAAGCAGAAGATTTTAAAAAATATCGCAATTACTCCGAAATGCGGGTGTCAGATTTTCGCAACAGCTTTTGCAGACCAAAACCTGTGTAAAACCAGTCAAAATCGACCTATATCTACCCACTTTTTAAAAATTTTGTTAAATAAAGGAGACAGCCTTATCAATAAACTAACCAACAATCAAGGAGACACTAATGTCAGAAAACACAACCAATAAATTCGAGCAAATGCTTGAAAAACTTACCGCAGATGACAGAACTGGTGCAGAAGCTCTATTTCACGAAATAGTAGTTGAAAAATCACGTTCGATCTACGAAAATTTATTAGAATCAGATTTAGCTGATATAGCAGTAGAAGAAACTGCTGTAGAAGAAGCTAAAAAAGATAAAGAAATGAAAAAAGCAGACAAAGAAGATTCTAAAGAAGAAATGAAAAAAGAATCTACTGAAGAAGTTGCTGCTGAAACAATTGCTCCAGTTGCAGTTGCTCCAGTTGCAGTTGCTCCAATAACTGCTGAAGTAGGCGGAGATGCCTCTGACGACATGATCGCAGACATCGAAGACGAAAAAGATGCTGAACACAAAGGTGAAGAAAAACCTGCGGATGCAGACATCGAAAACAAAATAGTTGATTTAGAAGATGCAGTGGAAGAACTAAAAGCCGAGTTTGAAAAATTAATGTCAGACGAAGGCGACAAAGAAGATGCTAAAGACGGTGAAGGCGATAAAGAAGCTGAAAAAGAAGCCGTAGCAACAGAAGTTCAACCAAATGCAGAGGAAGTAGCACCAGTAGCAACTTCCGCACTTGGCACACAACCAGCCAACTCTGAAGACAAAAGCGAAAGAGAAAGAATGAGAGAATACGTGGACAAAGTGGCAGTGAAACATGCTGACCATTCTGACAACGCAAAATCTCCAACTCCTAAGCAAGCAAAAGCAATGGGCGGAAACGCAGTTGACTTTGTTGGTTCAGAAGAAAAAGGTAGATCAGCTCCAAAAGCGGAGTTGAATGACGCAGGCAATATTAATACGCCAGGCGCATCTATCAAGTTGGTAAAAGCCAAAGGCCCAGAAGCTTCTGACAAGTCAGACAACACAAAAAGTGTTTTGGGTAGCAAATAGTACAGTTAAGGACTTATAAAGTAAAAGATGTTAACATTACGTGAAACATTGACATTCGATCAAGCAGGCTTGATCGTGGAGTCTACAGAGGACAAAAACGGGGGTAAGAGCCTTTACATGAAAGGTATCTGCATTCAGGGAGGCGTGAAAAATGCCAACCAAAGAGTGTATCCTGTTAGTGAAATCGGTAGGGCTGTCAACACACTCAACGATCAGATCAAAGGTGGTTATTCAGTGTTGGGCGAAGTGGATCATCCAGAAGGACTTAATATCAATTTGGACCGTGTGAGTCATATGCTGTCAAGCATGTGGATGGACGGCCCAAATGGACACGGCAAACTAAAAATATTACCTACGCCGATGGGACTACTAGTTAAAACAATGCTGGAAAGCGGAGTTAAACTGGGAGTCTCGTCGCGTGGTTCAGGCAACGTCAAAGAAGACGGGTCAGGACAAGTGAGTGATTTTGAAATCATCACTGTGGACATAGTGGCTCAACCGTCAGCTCCGGGAGCCTATCCAACACCAATTTATGAACATCTTTTGAACACAAGAGGTGGTTATAGAGCTTTAAACATCGCAAGGGACACACAGGCACAAGAATACTTAAAGGAACAACTGGTGAATATCATCAGTAAACTCCGTTAAACAAATAGGAGAAAATATAATGTTAGATGCACTGAAATCGCTTTTTGAAAACAATGTTGTTTCCAAAGAGATCAGAGCTGAAATCGAAAATGCTTGGAATGCTAAAATTAATGAAAATAAATTAGCAGCCACAGCAGAACTTCGTGAAGAGTTTGCTAAAAAGTATGCACACGACAAACAGCAACTAATTGATGCTGTGGACAAGTTAGTGTCAGAAAAATTAGCAGTGGAAATTGCTGAATTTGCAGAAGATCGCAATCAATTAGCAGAAGCCAAAGCACAATACGCAGTGGCCATCCGTGAAAACACAGATGCACTGAAATCTTTTGTGTTTGAAAGACTCGCAGCGGAGATCGAAGAACTACACGCAGATCAAAAAGTTGTGTCTGAAAACTTCAGCAAACTTGAAGAATTTGTGGTAGAAGCTCTATCTAAGGAAATAGCTGAGTTTCATCAAGACAAACAAGACCTAGCAGAGACCAAAGTACGCTTAATCAGAGAAGCCAAAGCTCATTTTGAAAAAGTTCGCAAGAACTTCATCGAGAAGAGTTCAGCGGTGGTGACTGAAACAGTTAGCAAAGTTCTTACCAAAGAAATTGGCCAACTTAAAGGCGACATTGAATCTGCTCGTAAGAACGACTTTGGACGCAGATTGTTTGAGACGTTTTCAGAAGAGTATGCTTCAAGCTACTTGAATGAAAAATCTGAAACATCTAAACTTCTAAAAGTGGTCAAGATCAAAGACCAACAAATAGAAGATGCGAAAAAAGCTGCACAAGAGAATGCCAAATTGGTTGAAGCAAAAGACGCTGAGATCAAATCAGCAAAAGATGCAGCAGAGAGATCAGCAGTTATTGGTGAGCTTACAGCTCCTCTTAACACTGAACAAAAAGAAATAATGAAAAACTTACTGGAATCAGTTCAAACAGCAAAATTAAGATCAGCGTTTGACAAGTACATGCCATCAGTAGTAAACGGCGGTACAGCACCAGCGAAGAAAAAGGCTTTGAATGAAGGCACTGAAGTAACAGGCGACAAGACACAAACTAACGTTAGACAGGTATTCGATAACAATATATTTGCTATTCGAAGACTTGCCGGTTTATAAACAAACAAAACAAATAGGAGACAAATAAAATGTCAGAACTAACAGAAGCACGCTGGTCAGAAACGAAATCAGCATTGTTAGAAGGGCTAAAAGGTAACAGAAAATCTGTTATGGATGTGACTCTTGAAAATACTAGAAAGTATATCAATGAATCAGCATCAGTAGGAAGCACTTCTGCAGGCAATGTTGCTACTTTAAACAGAGTAATTCTACCAGTAATAAGACGAGTTATGCCAACTGTAATCGCCAACGAATTAGTAGGCGTACAGCCAATGACTGGTCCAGTGGGACAAATCCACACGTTAAGAGTAAGATACGCAGAAGCATCAGCAGGAACAACTACAACTACTGCAGGTGAAGAAGCTTTATCACCGTTCAAAATCGCAGAAGCATATTCTGGCGACAATTCATCTACTAAAGCAGGTTCAACATCAGCTTTAGAAGGTACAGGTGGTAAAAAACTATCGATCCAAATCTTGAAGCAAACTGTAGAAGCCAAAAGCAGAAAATTATCTGCAAACTGGACCTTCGAAGCAGCTCAAGATGCTCAATCACAACAAGGTATCGACATCGAAGCAGAGATCATGGCAGCATTAGCTCAAGAGATCACTGCAGAGATTGACCAAGAAATCATTGGTTCATTAGTATCGTTAGCTGGTTCAGCTTTCAATACATTTGACCAACAAGCGGTTTCTGGAACTGCAACTTTCGTCGGTGACGAACACGCAGCTCTTGCTATCTTGATCAATAGAGCAGCTAACGCGATAGCACAAAGAACAAGAAGAGGCGCTGGAAACTACGCAGTAGTATCTCCAACTGCTTTGACTATACTTCAATCAGCTACAACTTCAGCATTCGCAAGAACAACTGAAGGCACATTTGAAGCTCCAACTAACAATAAATTAGTAGGAACTTTGAACTCAGCTATGAAAGTATACGTAAACACTTATGCCGCTAACGACGATGTATTAGTAGGATACAAAGGTTCATCAGAAGCAGATGCTCCAGCGTTCTACTGCCCATACATTCCTTTAATGTCATCAGGCGTTGTTCTTAACCCAAGCACTTTCGAACCAACTGTTTCTTTCTTAACAAGATACGGTTATGTAGAATTGTCAAACACTGCGTCATCTTTAGGTAACGCAGCTGACTACTTGGCTAAAGTTGCAGTAACAACTGCTAACTTGTCGTTCGCGTAATAGCACGAAAAGAATATCAAAAATGGGGGGTGTAAAAACCTCCCATTTTTTTTGACTTCAAAATCATTGACAAATCAAAATATATCAGCTAATATACACATATGAAAACATTATTATCATTGGCAGCATTGCTGTTGACAGTTGGTTGCTCCAACATATCCAGTCCAAGAGTGGAATTTGGTATGAAGTGTGTGATGACTGGAGACAAAATTGCTTACAGCTATGTTTGGGTGTATGACAAACACATTGGTTTACCAGCCACAGCTGAAACATGTTCTGCTCTGAAAAAAAATTAAAAAATACGATCAAACTCATTCAACCCATATTTGTGAATGACACACAACAATCTTATGATTCAGGATTGGGAGAACACAATCAAAACTATTGTGTGACGGATGCTGTGCAAAGAATTCGCACAGATATTTCTTTGGGACAACAGAATTTTTTATTGTTTGTTACCACAAAAAACAAATCAGATCAGCCCAATTGGCAGTCACATCAACACATAGCTCAACAGATCAAAACAACATTTGGTGATCAGATATACTTGATTGCTGATGTTTGTTTGTGTGGCGTTAGAACAGATGGTCATTGCTGTGTGCCTGATGATGCTGTGTTAACACAAAAACATTTGGGTGAATTGGCACAAGCATATCTCACAGCAGGTGTGGATTGTGTGGCACCCAGTGACATGCAACCATTCACAGTGGCCACTATAAAATCCATCACTGACCGACCAGTGATGAGTTATTCCACCAAGTTTCGCAGTGCTTTGTATGCACCTTTTAGACTGGCAGTGGACAGCACGCCCAACACAGAACGTTGGTATCAATTGGATGTGCGGGATCGTGATGCTGCTGTGAAAAGTTCTATCAATTATTCAAGTCAAGGTGCAGATTTTTTAATGGTTAAACCAGGCATGAGCAGCATTGATTTGATCAAGCCCATCATGGATGCCACTGGTAAACCTGTGGGAGTGTATCAAACTTCAGGAGAATGGGTGGCCATACAATCCAGCACAGTGAAGGATAAATTGTTGCAGGAAAGCATGTGGGTATTCATCAGAGCAGGTGCAGATTTTATGATATCATATGGGGCAAGACTGCTGCAAAAATCACTTAAATAATTGCATGACAGATCAAACAGAAAAAGAATTGATGCAATCATACCTAGCTCAGAGGAAACAACTGGACACATGGATCAAGCATCATCCCATGTTTGCACATGAAATACAAAGAATCAAAAAACACATTGACAAACTGATGAACCAGCGTGCGGATCTATTGATACAGTATCGTCAAACTCGTCGAGAACACTTCAAAGAGCAGGCCAGAATAGTGTTGTTGCAGGCTCAAAATCATTTGAAAACATTTTCAAAACTAGAGCTATTAGCTACCCTGTCCAAAAGATAAATACTTGCGTTCAACACATGGTTGAACTTATGCGGTTTAACCCACCGCGTATAACATAGAACGTTAACAGGAGAAAACAAATGGGAAGACCAATAAGATCAGACCGTAATGGAGTGCAAGTATTTGGAACATACGTGGGCGCTGCAGAAGGTATCAGATGTGAAGCCTACATAGGTGGAACAAATCAATCAGACGTGTTTATCATAAAACAATTAGGTGCTAGAAGATACAAAGTACAAGAAGTATCAGGATCAGTCACAGCAAGAGCTAAACTTGTGTCTGGTGTACCAGCAGCAGCAGGTGAAATGAGATTGACCGGACATTTAAACGGTGATCCAGCTCAACCAATTGTGTTAAGAAAATTGAACAAACGCACAGCAGCGAGCTACGCAGGAGCCAGATATAAATGGGTACTGAATGATGACTCAGCTACAGGCGAAGAAGGCAGAATAAATTTAACACTAATATCATAATACCACTACATTGGGGGGAGCAATCCCCCCAAACTAAAAAAAAAATATGTCAAAGTTTTTGAGAGTTTTAGACGGCAATTACAACATCAAAGTTCAGGATGGTGGCGAAATCACACTGGACACTGGTTTGGAAGTTGGCACAGTAAGAATCACAGGCAATTTGGTTGTGGAAGGAGATGCCACCACAGTAGAATCTGAAAATTTAGTAGTCAAAGATAACATTATCATAATCAATGATCAAGAAGCTGGTGCAGGTGTCACTCTAGGCACAGCAGGCATAAGAATTGACCGAGGCAATCAAACAGACGCTGAACTTTTGTATGATGAATCACTCAGTCCATACAATCCTGCCACAGCAACCAATGCAGACGGAGCATTTGTTTTACAATTTGCAAATTCAGATCCCATAGGATTGAGAACCAACAGCATCAGTTCTGGTGGAGAAATTGCTCTACAACCAGGCGGCAGCGGAGCAGTGTTGGCATACAAAGTCAACTATGAAACATTTGTTACACAAAACAATCACATTCCCAATAAAAAATATGTGGATGATGAAATTGCCACTGCTGTTGCCACACTAGCACCCACATTCATTGAGCGAGGAGACACTGAAGTCAGAGTGTATGACACCACATT